ATATTCATGACCTTTTTTGGCCAATCCGGTGATTGATCCAACCGCTATATCTGTTCTGTTTTCGTTGGCGATGATGTCGAATCGAATCTCAACATCATCCTGTTTCTTGCGATAGCGCGGCACGGCGTTCTTCAACCGCAATTCGCCGGCGGCGAACGTCATGGTCGCTCCCCACGGTGTGGTGATTGTCACAGAATCACTGTTGACCTTGCCCACGGCCTTATAGAGCGCCGTGATGAATGTTGAATCGACAGTCGCCTTCGCCTTATAGATGATCTTGTTGAACTGAAACGCACGAACGTCGATTTCGACGCCCTCGATTGTTCCGTCACGGCCTACACCGATCGCGCCTCCAAAATCAGGAGCGGTCCCACTCGCTATACCACTATCGGTCAGAGCAATAGCTTGCGTGATCCGCGTACTACCCCCATCGAACGAAAACGTCATGTCCTCATCGTTTGTCTCCGGCTCGGTGAAGTCGGGGTTTGCGTAGGTGACAAGCCCGGTCCAGAACGCGCCGCCCTCAATTTCCTCAACGTCGATGTCATCCTTGACCAGTGAGCCGATGGACGCCGGCGCTTCCGCCCATATCGCGGCAAACACGTCATCTTCGGTGACGGTCGTTGTCGGCACCGCCTTGTAAGATCGCTCGGCGCGATCCTTGCTGACCCTTCGGCCCCATCGCTCGGTCACTGTGATGCTCATGGTTACTTCCTTCCTTCAAGCCGCGCCAACTGCTCGCGCGCCTGCTGAACCTGATTGCGTATTTCGATGATCGCGGATTCTTGCAGCGCATTCGCGTGGTCGGTGTTGCTGGTCTTTTCCTCCAGCTTCGCCAAAATGCTGTTCATCGACTGGTTAAGCTTCACCTGCTCACTGATGAAGCCATTGATGTCTGCGATTTGCGATCTTTGGACGCTGATCTTTTCGCCAAGCGCACCACGTTCGTTGCCGAATAAGACCAGCGCGCCGCAAATGATGATGGTGAGCGCCAAGCTGATGTTCGTTTTGTCCGTGATTACGTCTTTAACGGTCATGGTGTGTCCTCACGGCATCGTCATAATGACGCCTTTTTCTCGGTACAGTTGTGCGAGCAATTTCGTTGATTCTCGCGTGTTTTTGTCGATATTTTCCAGCGGCTTTTGAGACGGCTGGCTTTGCAATGATTGAAGGGCGTTGATATTGAACAGCCCCTTGCTGGCGAAACCTTCCGATGAATTTTTCAGGCCAAGCAGTTTTTTGCGGATCGCAAATTCTTCCTCGACTTGGCTGACGCTTTCGCCAGCCGCTTTCGCCGCTTCAATTGCACGCCGATACTGCAATTCAAGCATCGCCTCTTCCAGCGCCGTGCCCTTCAAGGTCGCCTGGAGTTTCAATTCTTCAATGCTCATGGCTCGCTGTTTTTCAGCGGATTCGATTCTCTCCTGTTCGGCAATTGCAGCATCAGCTTGGTCCGCAAAATTTGCCTTCGCGGCTTCGTCGTTGCGATCTTGAAACTTAGCGCGTAGGGCATCAAACTCTTGGAAAAATGCTTCGCGTATCTGAGATTGAACCGCCTCGTTATCCTTGAATTTCCGCATATCTTCGTTGTATCGAAGTTCAAGCAACTGACGTTCTCTTTCAAAATCATCTTTGATAGCTTGCGCTCGCAGCACTCGATTTTTTTCAATCCACTCTTGCTCTGCTTGTCCCCTGTCCTCAATCTCTGCGCCTGATGCCGACTGTTTTTGTGGGTTCTTTCCGGTTCTCGCAAATTCAAAAATCTGCTTGTTTGGCCCTGTCAATTCGGGCATGTTCCATTCAGTAGCAACTTCCATCGCATCATTCAAGCTGCGCTGTGCTTTGGCAGTATCCATGATTTTCACGACAAGCCAGCCCAACGCCAAACCTATCGCAGTTGCAACGGCAATGACCGGGTTCTTTGCGAGCGCCGCCGATGATGCGTTGAACGCGATCATGGCACCCCTCGCAACAGTTAGAGCAAGTGTCAGCCCGCTGATCGCTGTTGCGGCAACCTTGACGGCGATCCCAACTGTCAGCAAGGTTCCACCAATGGCGGCAACCGTTGTGGCGACCTTCAAAGCGGTGACGATCATTTCTCGGTGATGTTTGATCCATGCGATGGTTTGAACCAGACCGTTGTTCAACTTTTCCGCCAGGCCTTGAAGAGTCGGAGCCAACGCAGAGCCAATTTGAAAAACGGCCATTTTCGCCGTCGCTGTGACACGACCAATCGCATCGTTGAAATCAGCAGCCGACTTCGCGTCCTGCTCCGTCATGGTGATGCCGAGGCGATCCGCTTCGGCGCGAAGTGACTTGATATCGCCAATCAAAGGAATGATGCTTGTTCCAGACCGGCCAAGCAGAACCATCGCAAGTGCCGCACGCCTTGATGGGTCTGCAATGTTTGCCAGTGCATCAGCAATAGCCAAAAACTGATCTTCCGGCCTTAATTTTGCCAACGAATCGGCATTAAGTCCAAGTTCACTGAATCCATCTTTTGCTGTTTTCAGGCCATGCTGTGCATCATAGATTGCACGAGATGCTTTCTTAACAGAAGTTTCCACATCATTAAGCGACGTTCCAGATTGATCTGCAGCGAATTTCATTTGAGAAAGAAACTCCACCGCAAGCCCGGTCCGTATAGACATCTTCTCCAACTCGTCCCCAGCGGTTGAAAACACATTCGCCGCAGCGAGCAACCCGCTAGCGGCGGCCGCGCCAATTCCGAACAGTTTTCCGCCAACATCGGCGACCTGCGTGCCGAACTGATTCAGTCTGGCTTGTGCGCGTTTCAGCCCCTTCATCAACTCCGAATCCTTCGTGGTCAATTCAATGAACGCCTTGCCCGCCCTGATTTCGCGTGATCCGGCCATCATGCACCTACTTTCGTCGGGACAACGGAATCTCGCCAAATGTCCGCGTATCGGCTTTGTGAAAGTTCAAGAGCCGGTCCCATGTACGGGCGCGGCTTTACCTCGACACTTCGCTTGCGTGTTTTTGCGCCAGCCGGAGGGTTTAAATATCTTGATCGAATCCACCTGCCCCGGTCATTGAACTCGCGTACCATCAGCGTTCCGCCGAACTCCAAAAATTCAGGAACCGTCTGACCCTTCGGCACATGAATCATTTTTTCTTTCAGCAGCGCCGGACCCACAACAACGGATGATGTGTCAAATTGGTACGCGAAAAAAATGTTGTCCCGCAATAATCTGGTGTGGGCATTCGGAGGGTTCCCCGGCTCGCTTGGACCTTTTCGCACACGCATCGACCGGCGGGCAATCGTGCGCAGGTTGCCGCCCATCCGCATGAGATTGCGGATTGATGCCTTATCAATTGCGTCCGTCACCGCACCGCGGTCAAGGAAGCCGCTGAAAAACTGATTTCTCGTGAGTCGTGTAAACATGGTTATTTTTTCTTTGCGAACCGCGCACGCAGTTCTCCGACGTTCGCTTTTGTGATTCTGATGCCTCGCTTTGTTGCCTTCATGTATGGGTGAAAATCTGTAATGTTCATCAAATCACTTTTCTTCGCACAGTTGACGTTGTGAATTTTGCAAATCACGCTCGCGGTGTGGTCCCACAAATGACTCTCGCGCGATTCAGCCATCCACACCAATTCTCGCAGCGTCATGGGGCCGGGGTCGATACCGATGATTCCTGCGCATCGGTAGATGAGTTGCCAAACACTTCCAGCAGTCGCCGGTCGATGTCCCGATTCATCGTCGCCTCGATCATCGGATTGTCCAGGGCCGTCGTCAGCTTCTTCGTTGCCGCTTCCTCCATCGCCTGATATTTCTCCATCGTTTTGCGAAGCATTGTCCGCTTCGCTTTGGGGAAAAAATCAATCAGTTCCTCCAATAACGCCTTGGTTGCCGCGTCGATTGCATCGCCAGCCAAGCCCTCCCCAAACTGTTCGTCGGATACGCCAACGGCAACGCATTGGTCATGGCACAGCGCATACAGTACGTCGGCCAGCAATGACAAGTCGTCGATGAGTCGCTGAACAGCATCGCCCCCCACGGCCTG